CCCCGCGGGTTCCCAGGGCCAAACAGGCCGCTGCGATGTTCGGGGGGCGTTCGCGAAACCCATCTGGGCCAGCGGCATGCGCCGCACCGAAAGGCCGGAGCCGAAGGCAACGCCCGGAGGGCGGTACCATGACCGCACCCGCGCCGTCGCATCCAACCCGCACAAGACCCTTGCGCCGAAGGGGCCGTCCACACATGGGTACCCGGACGCCCCCACGGCGCCCGCGGGCGCGGAGGACGCGGCCGCGCAGCACTGACCAGGAGACCGACCCATGTCCGTTCTGGTGATGGCGCCGACCCTCGGCGACCTGCTGAAGTACGAGCTCAATGGCAACTACAGCCGCGAGGTCGTGACGCTCAAGGGCGGCACCAACTATCCGCTCGGTGCCGTGCTCGGGAAGATCACGGCCACCGGTGTGTTCCGCTTCTCGCCGGCGGCCACGGTCACGGGCGATGAAGGGGCGGAGACCGCGGTCGCGGTGCTGATCGAGGCGGTCGATGCGACCGCCGGCGATCGCCGCGGGCTGGTGGTCGTCCGCGGGCCGGCGATCGTCTCGAAGGATGCGCTCGTCTTCGACCCCTCGGTCGATCAGCCCGCCGAGATCGCCGCCAAGCACGCCGAACTCAGCGCCGCCGGCATCGTCCCGCGCGACACCGCCTGATCCCGCCCCACACGCTCGTTCGACGCGGCGCCCTCGTGGCGCCGTCTTCGTCTCTACCCGAAGGAGTCCGACCGATGGTCGCCATCATCAATCCGTTCGACGCCGGCGGCTACTCGCTCGCCGAGATGACCCAGGCCATCAACATCCTGCCAAACGTCTACACCCGGCTCGGGCAGATCGGCCTGTTCCGCTTCGAGGGTGTGACCCAGCGCTCGGTGATCATCGAGCAGGCCGAGGGCGTGCTGAACCTGCTGCCCACCGTGCCGCTCGGCGGCCCCGCCACGGTCGCCAATCGCGACCTTCGCTCCATGCGCTCCTTCACCGTGCCCTGGATCCCGCATGATGACGCCATCACCCCCCAGGACATCCAGGGCGTGCGCGGCTTCGGTGTGGCCGATGCGGCCGATCCGCTCGCCACCGTGATGGAGCGCAAGCTCACGCGGATGCGCGTGAAGCACGCGCAGACCCGCGAGTACATGGAGGTCAACGCGCTCCGCGGCGTGGTCAAGGACGGCGCCGGGGTGACGCTCTACAACTACTTCACCGAGTTCGGCCTGACCCAGCTCGAGGTGGACTTCGTGCTCGGCACCGCCACGACCAGCGTGCAGGCGAAGGTGCGGACCCTGCTGCGGCTGGTCGAGGAGGAGCTGAAGGGCGAGACCATGACCGGCGTGCACGCGCTGGTCAGCCCCGAGTTCTTCGACAAGCTCATCGGCCACGCCAAGGTCGAGGACGCCTACAAGTACTACGCGTCCACAGGCGCGCAGCCGCTGCGGGAGGATACCCGCCGGCGCTTCCCGTTCTCGGGCGTGGTGTTCGAGGAGTACAACGCGACGGTGACGCTCTCGACCGGGGCGACCGAGAAGCTGGTGCCGGCGAGCGAGGGCATCGCATTCCCGCTCGGCACGCTGGACACCTTCGTCACCTATGGCGCGCCGGCGAACCTGATCGAGACCGTGAACACGGTCGGGCTGCCGATCTATGCGCGCCAGCTCGCGCGCCCTGACGGCTCCGCGATCGAGGTGAAGACCGAGGCCTCGATCCTGCCGGTCAACAAGCGGCCGCGGCTGGCGGTGCGGATCTTCTCGTCCAACTGAGGTGGACGTCTTCGCCGCGGCGCTCGGCGATCTCCTCGCCGACCCGCACGTTGGCGTGGATGGGGAGTGGCGGCAGGGTGGGGCCGCGCCGCCGGTATCCGTCCGCGTGGTGCGGTCGTCGCCCGACCGGGTGGCCTCCGCCTTCGAGACCGCCGTGATCCAGGCCACCGACCTGCTCACCGTCGCGGTGGCCGACCTCCCAGACCTCGCCGCGGGCGACAGCGTCACCGTTGGCCCTGACGTTCTGATCGTCACCCACGCCGAGCGCGATGCGATCGGTGTGGCGTGGCGCGTCTACTGCCGGAGAGAGCCATGAGCCGTCTCCCTGGTCGGACCAGTATGCTCCCGGTCGTGCTGCTGCTGGCCGGCGGGTGCTCGTCCGATCTCTGGGACGTGCTGTTCCCGCGCGATCTCTGCGCCGAGATCCAGCCGATCCTGCCGAGCCCGCGCGACACCGCCGACACGCTCCGCCAGGTCGCAGCCCAGGCTGCGCTCATCGGCGAGGTCTGCGCCCAATGACCGAGATGGATGCGCTGGCACGGCTGGAGCGGCACGAGCGCGACTGCGCCGAGCGCTATCGCGAGACCAAGGAGGAGATGCGGGCAATCCGGCACCTGATCGACACGCGCATGGACTGGCTGCTGAAGGCACTGATCATCATGGCGCTCGCCTCGGTGGTGATGTCGTTCATCGTGCTGCTCGGCGCCGACACCTTCGCCCAGCTCACCCAGGGCGTACGGCGCGGCTGACCGCATGCGTCTCGCTGCCACGCTCGGCGCCAGCCTGGCGAGGATCCTGGAGCAGGAGGTCCGCGCCGGCGAGCGCGCGGTCACTCGTGCGGTCCGGGCCGAGACCGAGCGGCTCAAGCAGGAGGTCCGCCAGCAGACCATCGGCGCCTTCGGCGTGCGTGGGCGGGGCCTCGCCGGGGCATGGCGCTCGCGCGTGTTTCCGACGCAGGGCGAGAGCCTCGGCACGGCGGGCATCGTGTGGACGAAGGCGCCGACCATCGTCGATGCGTTCGAGCGCGGCGCGACGATCCGGGCGCGCGGCAGCCGGTTCCTCGCGATCCCGACCGGCTTCAATGCGCCGCAGGGGCGGCGAGGACGCGGAATGCGTGTCACGCCGCAGCAGATGGCCGCGACCAAGCAGGCGTTCCTTCGGCCCTTCAAGGACGGCCGAGGCTTCGTCTGGTGCCTGCCGGTGCGATTGGGCTCCCATCGCGGCGACGCCGCGATGGGGTCCCGGCAGGGCGAGCGCGTCGGCCGGCGGCGCGCGCCGCTGATCGCCGGTGGACTGGTGGCGGTGGCGACCCGGCGGCTCAAGGCGGCGGCACGGGCTGCGTGGCAGCGCGAGCTGCTTGAGCAAGGCTTCGTGCCGATGTTCCTCCTGCTGCCCGAGGTGCGGCTGGCGAAGCGCCTTGACGCACGGGCTGCCGGCGCGCGGGCACTCGCGCGCTTGCCCCAAGCGGTCGTGCGCGAATGGAGGACGAGCGGATGAGCAGCGCGCGCGAGACCGCCATCGTCGCACTCCATGACGCGATCGTCACGGCCGTCGCGGCATTGTCCCTGCCGCCTACGGTGCTGCGGAACGAGACCGACCCGCAACGATTGCCCGAGGCAGGGCTCGTGATCGTGCAGGACGGCGAGACGGTCGAAGAAACGCCGATCCTCTCGCCGCTGCGCTGGCAGGTCCGCCACGTCGCGCAGGTCGCCGTGATCGTGCCGGGCGACGCGCCGGAGGACCGGGCCGCGACCCTGGATGCGATCATGACCGCGATTGCGGCGGGCATCGCCGGCGACCGCACGCTGGGCGGCGCGGTCGAATGGGCGCAGCCGGAAGGCCCGTCGTTCGACGACATCGACTTCGACGGCGCCGCGTCGGCACGGGCCGCCGCCATCCCCGTCTCGCTCTGGTTCACCACGGCGGACACGCCGCTTTCTTGACCCCGACCACCAGCTCCGGAGGTTCCCATGCCCCGTGCCATCGGCGCGAACAGCAAGCTGCACATGGCGGTCGAAGCCACCTATGGCACGCCGCCCGGTGGCGATTGGCGGCTCATGCCGTTTCTCACCTGTGATCTCGGCGCCGACCAGCCCTTCATCGACGCCGATGTGATCGGGCTGGCGCCGAATCGCGACGTTGCCCCGCCTTTTCGCGATATCGTTACCGTGCAGGGCCAGGCGGTGGTGCCGGTCGATCTCGAGTTCTTTGGTGACTGGCTGCGGCTGCTACTCGGCCCGCCGACGACGACCGGCTCGTCGCCGGATTACGAGCACGCCTTCGTTTCGGGTGTGTCGCCGTTGCCGTCGAACAGCATCGAGCTCGCCTATCCGGACGTGCCGAATTTTGACGTGATCGTCGGCGTGCGGGCGGACACCTGGGAGATCGACTTCTCGCCGTCCGGCGCCGCGACGGCGACCTTCGGCCTGATCGGCCAGGGCTCTGCCAGGTCCGGCACGTCGTCCGCCGGCACGCCGACGACGCGGAGTTACACGGCCTTCAACCGTGCGCAGGGGTCGATCAGCCGCAACGGCTCGCCGCTGGCGCAGATCACCGGCGGGCAGGTGACATTCTCGAACGGGGTCGAGATCGTGCGCACCATCCGCAATGACCTGAAGATCGAAGGCGCGGACCCGGGGCTTTCTCGCGCGACCGGGCAGATCACCAGCCGGTTCGCCGATACGGTGCTGCTGGATGACGCGCTTACCAACTCGGCCATTGAACTCGAGTTCGAGTATCGGATCAGTGCGGAGCGACGGCTTACGGTCACCCTGCACCAGACTTATCTGTCGCTGGCGAAGACGCCGATCCAGGGACCGCAGGGCGTTGAGGCGACGTTCGATGTGCGTGCGGCCTACGATGCCGCCGAGCAGGCCATGATGACGGTCACGCTGCGCAATGGCGTGGCGAGCTACGCCTGATGTTCCGGCTCGCGCACAAGGATCGGTGGGTCGATCTCCCGCACGGGGTGCGGGTGCTGATCGCGCCGCTCACTACCGTGGTGGTGGCTGCGGCGCAGGCTGCCGCGCGTCGGCGCGCGCTCGATGTGATCCGCCGCGAGGACGCGCCGGAGGAGGACAATCTGCGCCGAGGGCTGGCGCTGATGCTCACGATCCAGGCACTCGGCCGGGAATGCATCCGGGCCTGGGAAGGCGTGGCGGACGAGGATGGCGCGGACGTGCCGTGCACACCGGAGGCGATCGACGTGCTGCTGAGCCATGAGGACATGGCCTTTGCCTTCTTCGACGCGGCCATGGTGCCGATCCGCGCGGCGGAGGCGGAGGGAAACGCCTCAAGGCCCGCGCCGGGTGGCACTTCGGCGGCGGGCCTGACTACTGCCGGGGGTGTGTCGCCACCGGCCGCGACTGCGGCCTGAGTTGCCCCTATGCCGAGCACGCGCCGGAAAGCATCGACGGCGCCGCGTGCTGGCGCGCGGCCATGGCGTGCATGATCGCCGACTTCGCCGGGGTGCGGATCGACGTGCCCGCGGCCCTTGCGATGGCGCAGGCACTCGGCGCCGCGCCCGATGTCGCGGCCGATCTCGTGGCCGCGATCACAGCCGGCATGACCGAAGCGCGTGCCAAACAGGCGAAGGAGCGGCCTGAATGACCGACGCCGTTCGGCGCTTCCTGCTGCGGCTGTCTGCCGAAGGTGGGCAGCAAATCCGCAGCGAGATGAACCAGATCGGCGAGCAGGGCGATCGCGCGTTCCAGCGCATCGTTTCGGGCACGCAAGGGGCATCGCGCGCGCTCTCGCTGCTCGGTCCGGTCCTTGCGGGATTGTCGGCCGGCGCGCTCGCGGGTTTCGCGACCCGTGCGGTGGATGCGGTGGGGGGCCTGGGCGAGCTTGCGGATCAGCTTGGCGTCTCGACCGATGCGCTGCAGGCATTCCGCTTCGCCGCGATCGAGACCGGGGTCAAGAACGAGGAACTCGAACGGGGTCTTGCCGCGCTGACGCGCCGCATCGCGGACGCGGCGACGGGCGGGCGCGAGGCGGAGCAGGTCTTCCGGCGCATCGGGGTGTCCTTCCTCGATGCGGCGGGCAATGTGCGCCCGACCGAGGGTGTGCTTGCGGATATCGCCGACCGCATCGCCGCGATCGAAAGCCCGGCCGAGCGGGCGCGCATCGCTACGGAGGTCTTCGGTGATCGGCTTGGCCAGCGGCTCATTCCGTTCCTCGCGCAGGGGCGTGAGGGGCTGGAGCGGCTCACTGGCGAGGCGCTGCGCTACGGCGCGATCGCCGACGCGGAGCTGATCGCGAAGGCGGACGAGGCGGCCGACAAGATCAACAAGCTGGGTGAGGCTTTCGGGCGGCTCGCGACCCGGATCGCGGCCGAGGCGGCGCCGGCGCTCACCGTCGCGGCGACGGTGATCGAGCGCGCGGTCTTCGGCGTGCCGCTCGGCGAGCGGATCGCGCAGCTTGAGGGCGAGGGGGCGCGCATCGCGGCGCTGCGCGAGCGCGCGGTCGATGGTGTCGTCACGGCGACGACGCGCGGTGGCCGGACGGTGCGCACCCCGGTCGCTGAGTTCGACCGCGAACTCGCGGAGATCGACCGCCAGCTTGAGGCGCTGCGGAGCCGCAACGCGCAGTTCGAGGAGCGGGCGCGGGAGATCGTCGAAGGGCGGACGCGCACGGGAGCGAACGAGGCGGAGTTGCGCCGCCAGCGCGCGGCGGAGGACATCGCTTCGCTGCGCGAGACCTTCGACCAGCGGCTGCGCATCGAGCGGGAGTACCAGGAGCGGCTTGATCGCATCCGACGCGGCGCCGAGGCGGGGGCGATCGACCCCGCCGAGCGCGAGCGCCTTGAGACCGACGCGCTGCGGGCGCGCGATCAGGCGCTGGCGCGGCTTGAGCCGCGCGTGGCGCGCGTGGCGGATGCCGAGGGCCGGCGGCTTGAGCAGCTTCGCCAGGCGCTTGAGCTTGAAGGCATCGCCGGCGAGCGCGAGCGGTTCATCGCCCAGCAGGTGGCCGGCACCACCGGCCGGCTGCGTGAGGAGACCGAGCGGCTCGCCGGCGCGCTGTTCGATGCGCGCGAGGCGCGCCGGGCCGAGACAGAGGCCGGGCGCGAGGCCGAGCAGGTCTATCGCGAGGCGCTCACGCCACTTGAGCGGTATGTCGAGCAGCTTGAGCGGCTCGGCGCGCTGCGCGGCACGCTGGAGGCTCGCTTCGGCGCCGAGCGCGCGGGCGAGATCATCGGCCGGACCGCCGAGCGGTATCTCGCGGAATTGCAGCGCGCCGAGCAGCAGGTCGGGCAGGTCGATGACGTCGCGCGCCAGCTTGGGTTGACCTTCGAGAGTGCCTTCGAGGGGGCGATCGTGCGCGGGCGGAGCTTCGGCGACGTGCTCAAGGGCATCGAGCAGGACCTGCTTCGGCTCGGCACGCGCAAGCTGGTCACCGAGCCGCTGCTGGCGCTGTTCAATTCGGCGCTCGGCGGGATCACCGGCGGGGGCGGGATCGGCGGCCTTTTCTCGGGCCTGGGCTCGTTCCTGGCGGGCCTGTTCCACGAGGGCGGCGAGGTGGGCCGCGCGGCCGTGCCGCGGCGCCGTGTGCCCGCGCTGGCCTTCGCCGGCGCGCCGCGGCTGCACAACGGGTGGTTCCGGCCGGACGAGTTCCCGGCGATCCTTCAGCGCGGCGAGGTGGTGGTGCCGAAGCGCGATGCCGGCCGCGCCTTCGGGCCGGCCAACGTGACGATCAACATCACCACGCCCGATGCGGAGAGCTTCCGGGCCTCGCAGGGCCAGATCGCGGCAGCGATGGCGCGCACGTTGCAGCGCACGCAGCGGAGCCTCTGAGCCGTGGCCTTCCACGACGTGCGCTTCCCCGAGAAGATCGCGCTCGGCGCGACCGGTGGGCCGCTGTGGTCCACGAACGTGGTCACGACGGGTGGCGGGCACGAGCGGCGCAACCAGAATTGGGCCTCCTCGCGCGGCCGCTGGAACGTCGGCAGCGGCTTGAAGACGCGCGAAGACCTGGCGGCGCTGATCGCGTTCTTCCGCGCCCGTCGCGGCCGCGCCTTCGCGTTCCGCTTCAAGGACTGGTCGGACTTCGCCATGCCGCGCCAGCAGATCGGCACGACCGACGGCACCACGGCGACCTTCCAGATCGCCAAGACCTACACGTCCGGCCCGGCAAGCCAGGTGCGCACGATCCAGCTTCCGGTCTCGGGCACGGTGCGCTGCTGGGTGGACGGCACCGAGCGCACGCTCGGCGGCGGTGTCCTGCAATTCCAGGTCAACACGTCCACGGGCGTGATCACGCTCGGCACCGGCCTGCGCTCGCCCGCGGGCATGCCGGTCGAAGCCTCCTGCGAGTTCGACGTGCCGGCGCGCTTCGACGCTGACGACCTGGGGCTGACGCTCGAGAATTACTTCCAGGGCCAGTGGGCCGACGTGCCGGTCATCGAGGTGCGGCTGTGAAGGTCGTTTCCACCGGGCTGGCGACGCATCTCGGCGAGCGGCTCACCACGCTCGCGACCTGCTGGCGGGTGCAGCGGCGCGACGGGACGGTCTTCGGCTTCACGGATCACGACCGCGACCTCGTGTTCGAGAGCGTCACCTATCGCGCGCAGACCGGCTACCGGCGCAGCGCGATCGCGTCGCGCGCGGACCTCTCGGTCGATGACACGGAGATCCTCGGCATCCTTGATGCGGCCGAGATCGACGCGCCGTCGCTGCGCGCCGGCATCTGGGACGGTGCGGAGGTGCGCATCTTCCTGGTCAACTGGGCCGATCTGAGCCAGGGCGCGCTCAAGCTGCGGCGCGGCCGGCTGGGCGAGGTCATCGCGCGCGACGACGGCACCTTCCGCGCCGAGCTTCGCGGCCTCGCCCAGGCCCTCAACGTCACCGTGGGTGAGCTCTACACGCCCGAGTGCCGCGCCGACCTCGGCGACGCGCGCTGCAAGGTGCCGATCCGGCCACCGCTGCGCGCGAACAGCACCGCCTACGCCCTCGGGCAGTTCGTCCGGGTCGAGACCGACACGGCGGCCACCGGCACATGGCGTGAGGAGCAGCGCCATTACGAGTGCACCGCCGCCGGAACCTCCGCCGCGTCGCCGCCCACCTTCGACACCACGATCGGCAACACCACGACGGACGGCGGCGTGACCTGGACCGCGCGGCTGGCGTGGACGCTGCCGGCGACGGTCGCCTCCGCGCCGGACCTTCAGACCGTCGTGATCGACAACGTGGGCGAAGCCGCGACGAAGCCGAACGGTTGGTTCGAAGCCGGGGTGGCGGTGTTCGAGACCGGGCTGAATGCCGGCGTCGCGCGCGACGTGCTCGGCTGGGTGCAGGCGACGCGGACGCTCACGCTGTTCCTGCCGCTGCCCTTCCCGGCGGTCGCCGGCGATGTTGTGCGGCTCCAGCCCGGCTGCGACAAGCGGCTCGCCACCTGCCGCGACCGCTTCGCCAATCGTCTCAACTTCCGCGGCGAGCCTTACGTGCCCGGCGACAAGGGCGTCGTCGAGACGGGGGTGGCATGACGCTCGACGAGGCGGCGCGGGGCTACGTGGGCGTGCCGTGGCGCCATCTCGGTCGATCGCGCGAAGGACTCGATTGCATCGGGCTGGTGCTGCTGGCCGCGCGCGACTGCGGGATCGATGCGCCCGATCCCGGCGCCTATGCGCGCGAGCCGTCCTCGCAGCGCCTGCGTCAGGAATTGGCGCAGGTGCTCGACGAGGTGCCGCTCGCGGCCGCGCGGCCGGGTGACGTGCTGGTCTTCAACCTCGGCCTCTACGCGGGACACATCGGCATTCGCGCCGAGCATCCGGACTACCGCGTGCCGAGCGTGATCCACGCCTACGCCCCGCGCCGGCGGGTGGTGGAGGAGCCGCTTGCGTCGCTCGACGCGGGCACGCTGACGGGCGCCTACCGCCTGAGGAGCGGCTGACATGGCCGTCCTTGCTCTCGCGGCTGGCGGCGCGGCGCTTGGCGGTGCGATCGGCAGCGCGCTCGGCGCGGCCAGCCTTGGCGTCTCGGTTGGCTGGGCACTCGGCGGGCTCGCCGGCAATCTGCTGTTCGGCCCGAAGCCGCCGGCCATCTCCGCCCCGCGCCTCGGCGACCTGTCGGTGCAGACCAGCACCTACGGTGCGGCGATCCCGCTCGTCTTCGGCACCGCGCGCGTCGCCGGCAACATCATCTGGTCCTCCGGCATCCGCGAGCAGTCGAACACCCAGCGGGTGCGCGCCGGCAAGGGCGGCCGTCGCCAGAGCGTCACGACCTACTCCTACTTCGCGTCCTGGGCCTCCGCGCTCTGCGCCGGACCGATGACCGCGGTGCTGCGGCTCTGGATGGACGACAAGCTGGTCTACGATGCCTCCGGCGCCTCGCTCGAGTTGCAGGTGCCCGGGCTGCGCTGGCGCTTCTACCCGGGCAGCGAGACGCAGCTTCCGGACGCGCTGATCGAAGCGAGTGTCGGCGCGGCGAATGCGGTGCCGCACCGCGGCCTGTGCTATCTCGTCTTCGAGGACGTGCCGCTCGACGCCTTCGGCAACCGCATTCCTTCGGTGAGCGCGGAGGTGGTCGCCTCCGGCGGGCAGAGCTTCATCGAGGAGGCGACGGCCCTTCCGCCTTCGCCGCTCTGGTCGGGCGGCGAAGGCACGGTCGATTGGACGCGCGGCCTCGTGCTGATGAACGCGCAGGAGACCGACGTCACGCTGCGCGACATCTACGCCTACTCCATGATCACGCGCGAGCTCCGGCGCGCCTTCGGGCCGAGCCTCACGCGCTTCATCGCGTCCATGGCCGCGGATGACGGACGGCTCTGGGTCGTGCACGACGGCAGCAGCAATTGCCGGCCGGTCTTCCGCTACGATCTCGATACCGGCGCGCTCACCGGCACCTTCGGCGTGACCTCGTCCGCGCTGACCAGCACCCGGACGCGCGTGGTGCAGCCGCTCACGGATGAGACCATCATCGTGCGCGTGCGCGGCCCGCTCTCGGTGCGGCGGTTCTGGCTGACGGTGCCGCAGTTCTCCGAGGTCGGCGTCTACTGCATTGACGCCGACACCATGGAATACCTCTTCGGCTCGGAGGCGTCGGGCGATGCGCGGTTGATGGAGCCGCGCTTTCGCGGATCGCTCGCGGCCGGCGAGGAGCGCGCCCTCGAAAGCGACGTGTGGTATGCCGCGCCGCTCGCCTCGAACGGGTTCGAGCTCTGGCGCCTTCGCATCACCTATGCGGCGCTCGGTGGCGCGCAAGTCGGTGGCGTCAGCGCGCAGAAGATCGGCGAATGGACGAACGCGGCGATCGGCCTGACCACGACCGCGGCCATCATCGTCGGTGACTTTGCCTGGGATGAGGACGATGGCGGGCTCATCCTGGCCGCTTGGCCAACCAGCCCGGTCGAGAGCGCGATCGTCAAGATCAGGCCGGACGGCTCGCTCGCCTGGGTGCGAAACTTCTCGGCCTTTCCGTATCGCGTCTTCTCCGGCATGCGGCGGGTGCGGCGCGGCACTTGGGCCTTCCGCACCGGCACCACGATGCGCGTGCTCGATACCCGCACCGGCGAGGTCTTGCAGACCGCGACCGCGGCGGTCGGGATCACGAACCCGCTGTTCGCCTGGGACAGCGACATCAAAGCGGCGTTCTTCTACAGCCCGAGCGATTACCGCCGGATGCTGCTCCTGCGTCAGGGCAGCAACACGGTGCCGCTCTCGTCGATCGCCTCGGCGCTGTGCCAGCGCGCGGGCCTCGGCGCCTCGGACATCAACGTCGCGGCGCTGACGGACAGCGTGCGCGGCTTCGTCGTCGCCCGGCCGATGGCCGCGCGTCAGGCGCTCGAACCGCTCGCGACCGCCTTCTCCTTCGATGCGGTCGAGCGCGACGACGTGCTCGTCTTCCGCAAGCGCGCCGGCTCGACGGTGGAGACCGTGGCGCACGACGATCTCGCCCGTCGCGGCGACGGGCCGGTCATCGAGGAGCAGCGTGCGCAGGATGCCGAGCTCCCGCGCGCGGTCTCGGTGCGCCATATCGACCCGGAGCGAGCTTATGAGGTGGGCACCCAGCGGTGGCAGAGGCCGCTCGCCCCAACCGCGACCATGGCTTCGGTCGGTGAGACGGTGCTTGATCTGCCGATCGTGCTCACCGCCTCGGAAGCCAAGGCTGTCGCGCGCCGGGTCGTCACCGCCACTTGGCGTGAACGCACGCGGTTCAGCTTCGCCGGCACCACCCAGCACCTCCGCCTTGAGCCGACCGATCCCGTCACGCTGGTGCGCGCGGACGGCGCGCAGGCGCGCGCCCGCATCCTTTCGGCGCAGCTCGGCGCCGATTGGACGGTCGCGATCGAAGCCGCCGAGGAGGCGACCGGCGATTACGTGCTCCCCGCCGTGGCCGATGGCGGTGCCGGCCGCGCGCCGGACGCGCTGCCATCGCCCTACACCGTGCGCGGGTTCGCGCCGAACCTGCCGCTGCTGGTCGATGCGGACGATCTCGTCGGCACCGGGCTGCGGTCGTATCTGCATGGTGGCGCCATGCGCGGGCAGACGTGGCGCCGCGCCGATGCCTACCGCTCGGCGGATGGCACGGTCTGGGAGACGGCCGGGGTGGTGATCGACCCCGCCGCCTGGGGATCGGTCGTCTCGGCCGTGCCGGTGCCCGGCTCCTATTGGACCTGGGACGATGCGACCGAGCTCACGGTGCAGATGCAGAGCGGCGCCGAGCGCATCGAAGGCGCGACCGACCTGGAAGTGTTGAACGGCGCCAATCTGGCCGCGCTGCTGGCGGATGATGGTCGTGTCGAGTTGATCCAGTTCGGCACTGCTGATCCGCTGGGCGACGGCCGCTTCGTCCTCCGCCGACTGCTGCGCGGCCGTCGCGGCACCGAGGATGCCGGCGCCTTCGCTACGGGCGCGACCTTCCTGCTGCTCGACGGCTCGGTGCTGCGCGGCGCCTCGCCCACCGGCGCGCTGAACACCATCGAGCGCTTCCGCTTCGTCGGCCTCTTCGCCTCGATCCAGACCGCGACCGAGGTCCGCCGGCTCATGATCGGGCGCGGTGAGCAGCCCTATGCGCCGGTGCACATTGTCGGCACGCGCAACATGGCGAACGACCTCACCGTGACCTGGGTGCGCCGCACGCGCGTGGGCGGCGAGTTGGTGGACCTTACTGACGTTGTGCCGCTCGCGGAGGAGACCGAGGCCTACGACGTGGACGTCCGCAACCCGGCTGATACCGCCACGCTGCGGACCTTTGCCGGGCTCACTTCGCCCACCGTCACCTACACCGCTGCGCAGCAGACCACGGACGGGCTCACCCCTGGAGATCCGGTGCGGGTGCACGTCTATCAGATCAGCGCCCTGGTCGGGCGCGGCCGCAGAGGAGCCGCCGTCGTATGACCACACCAAACCTTGCTGTTCCGCATGTTGCCGCTGCGCAGGCGCAGAAGGAGGTCACGATCAATGACGGGCTCGACCGGCTGGATCGGGCCGTCACCGACTTCCTCACGGTCAACTTCTCATCCGGCGACGTCACGCTCACCGCGGCGCAGTATCGCGGCGCCCGCATCTTCCGCAGCCAGGGCGTGACGGTGCCGCGCACGCTCACCGTGCCCGCCATCCGCCGCGAGGTCTCCATCGACAACGCTGACGGCACGGCGGTGCTGACGGTCGCCCGGGGCGCGGGCTTCGTGGACATCCCGCCCGGCGCCGCTCTGGTGATCTACACGGATGGCACCACGAACGGCATTCGGCCGATCGGCGGCGTGGGTGGTGGCGGGGCGTCCGAGTTCATTGATCTCGACGACACGCCGTCGTCCTATGCCGGCCACTCGCTGAAGCCGGTGCGGGTGAACGTCGGCGAGACCGGCCTCGAGTTCTTCTCCCCGGGCCTGTCGGTCGGGAACTGGGCCGTGCCGTTCCGCGGCGCGCTGGTCCGGCGCACATCCGACGCCACCAGCCTCACCTTCCCGTGGTTCGCCTCCTGGCAGACCGCCGTCTACGACACTGACGCCTTCTGGGACTCCGGCACGCCGACCCGGTTCACCATCCCGGCCGGGATCACGCGCGTGCGGCTGCACGGCTCGGTCCGGCTCGCGGACCAACTCGCGTCGGGGTCGATTTACCTCTCGGTGTGGCGCAACGGGGCGGCTGCGTCGGCTTCATTCCCCGGCACGGAAGCGTTGCACGTCCGCCACGGTGCCACCGGCCTCAACAACAATCTGGCGTTCTTCATCACGCCCGTGCTGAGCGTATCGGCCGGTGACTACTTCGAGCTCCGCCTCAACCGGACTGGCCTCACCGTCACATCCGTCCTCGCGGATGCGGCCACGTTCTTCGCAATCGAGGTTGTCGAGGTCTCGACTGCCCAGCAGGCGCCGTCCATTGCCGGCGCGCGCGGGCTCAATTCCTGGGGCGGCACGGCCGGGGGCACGGCGGACGCGCGCACGGTCTCACTCACGCCCGCGCTCACTTCCTACTTCGCGGGTCTGGTCGTGCGCTTCATCAACGGCGCGGCCGCGAACACCGGGGCTGCGACGCTCAACGTGGACGGCCTCGGTGCGGTCGCGATACGCAAGGGCGACGGCACCGTCGATCTCGACCCGGGCGATCTGCCGGCTTCCGCCCTTGTCACCGTGGTGCATGACGGGACCGTCTTCCGCCTCGCCTGATCGCCGCCGCTGCTGCTCCGCGCTGGCCCCGCCGGCCGTCTCCGGGACGCGCTGGCGGGGCCTTTCGCGCGTCAGGAGCCCGCGGCCGGGTGGACGGCACCGTCCAGCTCGACCGGTTCCAACAGCTCAGGCTCGTCCCGCCGCACGTCGTTCACCGCGCGGGAAACGCGCCAAGCGCGCAACACGTCATCGCGTGCCGGTCGCATGAGCACGGCCGCCGCGTCCACGTCGTCGCCGAGCCAGATCTCCACGTCCTTGGGATCGATGATCACCGGCATGCGGTGATGGATCGGCAGCAGAGTCTCGTTCGCATCCGTGGTGATCACCGCGAAGCTCCGGGGGATCGACCCGTCCGGCGCGCGCCAACCGTCCCAGATGCCCGCGACCAGCATCTCCTGCCCGTCGCGCCGGCCATGGCGATGAAGACCGACGATCCGAACCCCTTCGAGATATGCCATTCGGCTCCATGGTCGCTTTCACCCGGACCGGTGACATCGCTCTCGGCTTCGATGGGCCGACCGAGCTCGGGGCGCTGCGCCTCTACGGGTGCACGAAGCCGCACCGGCGATCCTCAACGGCACGCCGACCTTGCCGCACTCGGGGCAGCGGAGCTTCGTCGCGGAGACGGAAGTAGATCTGCCCAGCCTCGCCCCCGGGGCGCAGGATCTATTGGGTATCAGCGTCCCCGGCGCGCGGCCCAGGGATCTGCGCAGCGCCGCCGTCGCTACCCTGAGCCGCTTCGTGCAGGTGGCAGGGCATGTCTAGGCTCAGGACTCATTGTCCGAGCCAGAAGATGACGGTGGCGGCGAGAGCGATGGCGCTGAAGAAGGTGTGTGCGCAGCGGTCGTAGCGCATGGCGATGCGGCGCCAGTCTTTCAGCCGGCCGAA